CTGTCCAACCCAAGGTGTTCCCAGAATATTTGTTAATATAGATAAATTATGTAAAGAAGCTCTGTTAATAATAGTTCCATCAATTTCTACATCATTGAAAACTGCAACGGGAGTTAATGTGCCACTCTTACCCATCGTCCATTCTATATTTTTAAGTGTAGTAGATTTCTCTTCATCGTAAAATTTGAACGCCAATGAATGTTTAGGGTGATGACCCGTGAACCCAAGAGATTTTCCATATTCTACATCATCATAAGTAATTACAAGACCATCAATTGGATATGATTTATCTTCTGCAATAGCTTTTAATTCTTCAATTTTTTTGTCAATATCATCTGTTTTACTGTTATATGTTACATAAGGAACTATTTCAAATCCCATGCTCTGTGCGAAATTAAAACCTTCTGTAAAATGAGTAAATCCAAATGGAATTTTCCATGCTACAAATTTCACATGACGTTCTTTTGCAATCTTATTATCTAATTGCCTTACTGAACCCGATGCTAAATTTCGTGGATTCTTATATTTATTCTCTTCTGATAGTTTAGAATTAATTAACTCAAAGTCATTCTTCGTGATAATTGCTTCTCCTTCAATTTCAAATCTATGAGTATTATTAATTTGAAGAGGTAGATTATCAAATACTTTTGCATTATGAGTAATCAGTTCACCTTCTTCACCATCTCCCCTGGTTTCACTTTGAATCAATTTTCCATTTTTATAAGTATTAAGGACGGTGAGTCCGTCCATTTTAAGAGAAATGATACAATCCTTACCGTTAGAAAATTTTATTAACTCATTAACTGATTTTGTTTTACCAAGAGATAGCATAGGATGTGAATGTTTTACTTTTTCGAGCTGTGATTTAACTTCATATCCTACTGTTTGAGTTGGTGAATTTGAAAGAATAATTCCTGTTTCTTCTTCTAATTTTTGTAATTCATCAAAGAGATTATCATAATCATAATCAGAAATAATTGATTCTCCTCGATTATAATAAGCATCTCTATACTCATTTAGAAGCTTTGTTAATTGTTTTATTCTTTTTGTTTTATCCAATTTTTACTCCTCTTCTCCTGTAATTAATTCACTGTAAGGTAAATTCTCAATCCATTTACAAACTTCTCGCCACTCGTCCAGCTTATGATTTTTCCGCTGTCTGTAAATGTTTGCCAGCACTTCGTAATTCAGCATAACATTACGAGTCTGATTATACGAAGATGGTAATAGCTGAATCATCTGCCACCAGTAATCTTTGTCTTTTGTTCTTATATAATCATTTCTATATCCATTTAACACATCAATTGTGTCTTTTAAGCATCGCTCAGAAATCCATCGGAAATGTTCAGTAGAGAAATCCCCCAACGTAAATTCTTTCTCCGCAATCTTGTGCATTGTACTGCAAGAGTTTGCAACTGTACCTACTTTGTATGTATCCGCTTCTTTCCACCAATATAAAGGTGCTGTAATCCTTACATATACTGGCATCATACGCATATATTTTCGATGTTCTGTACCTGCGTTAGAAAGACGTTGCATAAGTGAGATATCATTCTCACCTAAGCGATAACCGATTTTATTACATTCACATTCCATACAAAAAGAACTATTTTGTTTACAATTA